TTGAGTGTTCTTCTGAAGTCTGGGAAGTATTTCTGGACGACCTCAGCGACCACCGCATCATCAAACCGTACATCTTCTCTGGTAAGAATATCACGGCATCGTTCAAAGAACTGAGCAGCGATCTGTTGTTTGTTCTTTCCTCTGACATTACAATCAATAACAGTTGTTCTAGAATGAAGTGGTTCAATGATCTTGTTCTTAAAATTACAGGTAAAAATAAACCTGCAGTTCTTTTGGAACTCTTCTATTGAAGCACGTAACAATAACTGTACATCATGTGTAGTGTTGTCTGCTTCATCTATGATGATCACCTTATGTTTAGATGATGATACCAGAGATACTGTTGAAGCAAACTGTTTAGCATGGTTACGTACAGTGTCAAGAAAGCGACCCTCATCTGATCCATTGATCACATAAGAATCAACTCCTAGTTCTCGGCACAAAGCTTTAGCAATGGTTGTCTTACCTATGCCAGCAGTACCACATAGGAGAAGGTTAGGAACCTCTCCGTTGTTAACAAAAGATTGGAATGTATTCTTTATATCGGATGATAGAATACAGTCCTCAATGGTTTGTGGGCGGTACTTTTCCACCCACAGAAAATCATCCTTCATACTTACTATCAGGTTCTAGTGCGATGAGATACTCAAGATCTCTATTGGCATCTCTAAAGAGAGAAGCATTCTGTTTACTAATAGTAACCTCATAATCACCAGGTAGCAACTTAAGGTTCTCCACTTTAAAATTAAAGCAGAACTGTCTATCAGTTTCACCAACCTTAACAGCATAACTGTTAGAGGTATCATTCTTCTTGTCACGTACAACAAGTTTAATAGTCTCACCATCACCAACAACTGCCAAGTCCTCTATCTGATAGATACCTGCAGCCTTAATGATATTAGAAACATCACTCCATGCTACTGAGAAGGTAATATCCTCACTAGGAAGTTCCACCCTATTCTCTGGTGGTTGAACTATAGTGGATGGATCAGCAAAGAAGTACCTTGATGTATTTCTCCTGTCCTTAATGGTAACAAAACTCGCATTTGAAAAATCAAACTCAGGATCTTCAAACAAAGTAAGTCCATTAAGAAATTCACCTAGATCATAGATGGCAAAACTCTTTGGGAACTTCTCTTCTACTATAGCACGAGAGAGAATATTCTTCTGGATGGATAGAGTAGATAACTCAGTACCTTCCTTGAAGCAAATGGACTGGTTGATATTAGAGAAGTTCTTAAGGATGTCAAGAGTACTCTTAGAAAGTTTCATAACGTTGATCAGGTTCAATTTCTAATGGTTTGGATGTAAAATGATGTAGTAGTACGCAATAGTGTATTGCCTTTAGTATATCATGTTGTGGACGACCCTTCTTATCATAGCGACTTAGATACTTTATAGCATTAGATCTACAAAATGCCTCTGCGTCACCAACTGATTCAATTAGATCGAGTGTCTGGATATTGGATCCTTCAGTAGTATAGTGTCCTCTATACGTGGTGCTGATATACTCACCAGCTTTCTGGAGGATTTCATCTTCTCCATATTTGCACCTTATTGTTGGATTGTCAATACCCGCAGGTGCTGCGGGTTTGACATTAAGATTATCAGTTTCCATTAAAACATCATGTAAAAGCCACCATGCCATTATTATACCTCAAAGTCCACGTCTGCGTCAACCTTATCATAAAGTTCTTGGAACGCTTGCTTAGTTTCATCATCAAAACGAGAGATACAAGTGGTAATTGCCTTGGCACGAGTACCAAAGATTTGGTATGCCCTGACAATGTGAACCAAACGACGTGTACTAATGACTTCATCTATACCACCATCAAAGAAGGTCTTACGGATGATGTCTGCCCAGTCTACAAGACGCTTACAGAAATCCTTATCCTCACATAGTGCTTCTAGGATCTTCTGCTCACTAGCAGGAGTAGGATACTGCTGCTCAAATGTTACTGGGAACCTTTCTAAAAAGGCTTCGTTGAGCACGTTAGTTCCAACAAAACGTCCGTCGTCTGAACCTTTACCTTTAGTATTTGCGGTTGCAATGACGTTGAACCCTGCTGCTGGTTTGACGTATCTTCCAATCTTCTTAAGGAAAACTCCTTTACCTTCAAGGATGGACTGGAGACAGAGTATCTTGTTTGAGGCAAGGTCGATTTCGTCAAGGAGCAAGACAGCCCCTCTGTTGAGAGCTTCAACAACTGGTCCGTTGTGCCAGACGGTTGCGCCGTCAACAAGACGGAAGCCGCCAATGAGATCATCTTCATCTGTTTCGATAGTAATGTTTACTCGAATAAGTTCTCTACCTGCCTGAGCACATGCTTGCTCTACAGAGAAGGTCTTACCATTACCAGACAGTCCAGTTATGAATGCTGGATAGAATATTTTAGACTTAATGATCTTACTAAGATCAGTAAAGTTACCGAACTTCACATAAGTCTCATCAATTGCTGGAACTAGATCTTGCTCTACATTAGGTAGAACAGTAGGACTAGCAATTGCTTTCTCTAGAATCTCTCTACCTTCCTCTACGGTAAGGTTCCAAGACCCACGCTTAACTTGGTATGATTTTAACTTACGTGCCACTGTAGGATATGCTACATCACGAGCACTTGCAAACTTCCTTACATGAGAGGCATCTATCTCATTACCAAACTCTTCACGAAGTTCATCAACGAAGTTGACTGATAGTTTTCTCTCGAAAGGCATAATGAAAATGTTTTTGTGTATGTACGTAGTATAGCAATAAAAAACCCCCTGTTAAGGGGGTATGTGCCACTTTGTTTACTGGTCTAGTCGTCAGTATTATACTGTGGGAAATTGCAAGTGCGATAGGTTCCTTTTGTTTTACCATCAACCCTACCTAGTCTCTCCTTACGTGTTTCAGGTTTAGCTAAGATCTCAGATCTTACTTTTGCTGACTTTTCACGGAGAACCTCTTCATCCCAGACACCATTCTCATGAGCCCAGTTGTGTGAGATAGATGCATAGTCTGCAAAAGTATTATACTCTTGCAAGAATCTATGTGCTATCTTGTAGTGAGAATTACCACCACCAGTGTTACTAACATATAAGTTAATTGGTTTCTTGGTACACTCATTCTCTAACCAACTTCTAAAGTCATTATCCTGTTGAGTAGAAAGACCCTTACCATTGGCATCAACACCGATCTCAATAAGAACTAAGAGTGTGGTAAGACCATGGATCAAATCATCACGATATTTGAATACCGAAACGATTTCATTTCCCTTGTCATCCGTAGTTTTACACTTAGAAGGTGTTCCCCATGTACGACGAATGAAGTTCACTGCCTTATTGATGAATGCACCGTAGTCCACTTCATCAGTATCGTATTGCTTAATGCACTTATCGAAACGAGTTGCACCTGATGTTGCTAAGCTATCTCCATCGAGATCTCCTAGTCCATCAACCTGCAAGTTGCAGGATGTAAGACGGTTGTTGAATTGAACTGCTTGAGGTTCATCAAAGCACAAACCAGCACGATACTTATCGATCATGCTAGGATTCTTACGCTGTGTATTATATGCGTGAAAGAGTTCACCTTCAACTCTGATGCACTCTTCTTTCGACCTATCCTCAGGATGATAGAGGACATTACATTTGATTTTGTCCACCGCCTCGCTATAAATGGCAAGACCCGCCGTGTGTTGTCCGTCGATGACTAGTTTATGACCACCTAATGCTTTGGGTCTAACTGCCACCACAACGTCACGAGCGAGTTGGTGATTGAATATTTTGTAACTATTCAGAGCGTTTACTGAAAACTGTCTCTGATAGAATTGACTAATTGCTAGATCGTTTGGATCTAATTCCTCTTCTACAAGAGGTTCTTTACCTTCTGCTATTCCTTTAGCAAGTTTGGTAAATTTTTTGGCTTGTTCTAGTTCTGTGATAAGATCACGGATACTGCGAATCCGATCCTGTTGCTTTAAATAAGACATGATACTTCCTTTTGGGGATAAGTTTGAATTTGGTTTCTTGGCAGCGATCTGGGGTTACCAGGACTGTAGAAGCGTGGAGATTGATTAAAGCGACTGGGGTTACCAGAGACTTTTATCAATCTGACAATATTATATAGCATTTGGATTGTTTACGCAACCCCATGCTGTTCGGATAACCGAACATCACGCTATACGTTCAACGAATGAAGTAAGAATTTTCTTATTCATTGTCTTAGACTTGAGTGTCTTAGCAAATGCTCTCTTGATTTGTGCCTTTGTAGCATCTTCTTGTACTTCAAAGTCCACTTCATTGTCAAGAGCACCAGTGAACAATGCATATTGTACACTATAAGCTGAAGAAGTGCAAATGAATGACCTTGACTTCTTCCACTCAGTGTCAGCATCTGCCCACGCTGATATATTATGACCTAAGCACTGACGCTTGAATCTATTCCACTCGTTACCATTAAGAAGACGGATGTTCATAATCTCACATTGTGGGAACCTATTACGAAGTTGAGTAATGAAAGTATTAGTCTGATCATACCCATCAAGGAATTGATGTGACTGTCCAGTTACACGATCACGTAAGAATGTGTTGTGATCAATTCTACCACGGATAACAGTTGACTCACCAGTTCTATAATGCTTAACCTTCTTACCATAACCTACAGGATAACCCTCACCATCAGTTAAATTCATAACATGAACTTTCTGAGAACCTGTACGCTTTTGGAATGCAGGAATAATATCATTCATAGCTACCATTGCTTCATTAAGAGGAGTACCACCTAATTGTAATTGGTAAGGACCACCAGCACCACCGCCAGCAAAAGCAGATGCAAGACGGAATAAGTTCTTTGCTTGTCTATCATGCTTACGATTATTAGCACTGCTAGTTAATACGTTAACCATATTAAAGTTGTGACATACAATCTTACCTTCTGCTGAAGCATCCTCATGTATGTAATGTTCTTGCTTCTTATAAGAATCGGAGAAGAGATATACATCATAAGCAATTCCAACCTTACGACAGAATGATACTAATGTAAGTAACTGCTTCATGGTTGACCTGATGCTATGGTGCATAGACCCAGACCAATCTAAGTTAAAGATTAATCCATGGTTCTTACCCTCAGGAAGAGTAGTTACTTTTCTGAAAAGATCTTCGTTATATTTGTAAGTGTGAAGCTTCGCTGTATCGAGAACCCCAGTGCGACTAGTAGTAGCACGAGCATAACTGTCAGCTGCTTTCTTACACTCAAACTCCTTAACCAAATAGTTGACTTCCTTATTTGCTGAAACTTTATACTTATTATACTCATCATCAATCCCTCTTAAGTTTCTTGTGTACTGCCTAGAGAGCATTAATTCATACTCATCAGCATAATCTTGCTGTGATTCTAATTCTTCCTTCTGACTGTAGTAGCTATCTAGTACATCAGATACTTCTTTATTTGAAATTACAACATCACCAACTGTCTTAGGGATTTCAACATAGTTAAGTTCAGGTGCATCTTTCTTAACCAAATCTTTAAGTGCTTCCTCAAGATGATCAGCAGTCGTAACTTTTGGTTCAGATTTAAGAGGACCATCATTCCTACCTGCTTGACTGCCACCACTAGGACCTTCCTCACTTTGATTTTGTTCCTGAAGTTGCTGCTCTAAATGCTGTTCTACTTCAGACTGCTGATCTTCATACTCAGTATCATCCTTACCTAAATCAGGTCTTCCTTCTTGCTCTTGTTCTTGATCACCACCACCCTCTTGTCCATCAAGGGGCAACTCCTGTTGAACACCTTTCTCCTCTGCATTCTCTTTATCCTTTGCTTCTTGCTCTGCAGCAGAGTATGCATAGATCCTTTTAGCAAGAGAAATAGTATCTTCAAACTTCTCTAACTTGTTAGCAGCATCAAGGAACTCTTGCTCAGTTGAATCAAAAGGAACAGTAACAAAGTTACCAATCTTGAAATGTATATTCAGTCTATCTGCAAGATTAAACTCAGTAAGGTCTTTACCCTCAACCTGAAAGAAGTCCTCATCAGAGAGGATCTCATACCCCTTATAGAAGGTCTTAGCAAGACCACCGTACCTACGCTTCATCAACTTCTCAATTCTTATATCCTCACATACATTAACAAACTGCATTGGAACCTCACCTTCCCACCCCCACTCATTAGGAGTGTAGAGTGCGTGACCAACCTCATGGGCAATCAAGGAATCTACCACTGAATTATCACGGTGAGACCATTGTGGGAGTGTTAATACTCTAGTATCAACATTGAACTGGGCGGTACTGACTTGACGGTGCTCTACAATCAAGTCCTCTTGGGCAAGTAATTTTGCTAGTGATTCCTTGACTAAGTTCATGGGGTTCCTCGTGTATGTACATACTATAAGACCCCTTCCGTCTGGAAGAGGTCTTGAGTAGACACTTTATCAACTGGTTGCGTCTAGCTCTTGCTTGGCGCAACGCCTGTGGTTTTAGTTTTCGTTTTGCATCCTTCTTTGAGTGATGCTGCCAATTGGGAACTTTCATTGAGCTTCTCCAGAGCAGTTAGGAGTTCAGGTGTTTCTTCCCACGACCACTCTTGGTTGTGCTGTGGGTTCTTCTTCTCGATCGTATGGGACTTGAGG